GTAGGTTACTACATTAAAATATGATAAATCTGATGGATTGTATAAAGCTACATTTACAACACCATTAAGTATAAAATCTCAAGAACCCAAAACTTTAAGAGTTTATAATTATCCTTCCAGTGGAGCACAAAACGCCGCTATAGATTGGATTAAACTTGAAAAAGGTTCTGTTAACACAGGGTGGACACCTGCTGAGGGAGAACTTGAAGGAGTATCTTATAGTTTCACAGGTGATGCTGCTATCCTAAAAGGAGCAGGATTTATTATTTTGAATAATAATAGTGTACCTGTGATGCAAGGAGATGCACAAGGTAACTTATCTATGACAGGAGACTTTACAACTTATAGCAGTGGACAGAAGGCTCTAGAGATGGTAAGTAATAATTTTAAATTATATGATTGGCAAGGAACAACTAGAAAAGAACCTGTCGGGCAAATATATTCTGCTAGAAGGAGAAGCGATGCAAATAAGCCGGGAATTAGTATAGCAAATGAAAAAAACGCTTATTTAACACTTGCTTATAGAGAAGATAATTCATACTATTCATACGTTGACTTTGATAAAAATAATGTATTAGGTAATTCAAAAGACTATCCAATTGTATTTTGGAAAAGACCATTGTTTCAAAATCCTGCAAGATTTGATGGCACTGTTTATTTCGGTGGACAAAGACATAAAATTTTTAATGCTACTGAGGGAGCGTTAGTTATAGAAGTAAATGATGGAGATACGACTAGAGGTTTTACGTTACAAGGAGACACTCAAGGTTCTAAGGTTCTGGAGTTTAGGCCTTGGTGGAAAGAAGAAATAATGCTCTGGAGAAATACTAAAGTAAATGAAGATTTCACAGTTGCAGGTTCTAAAAATGCAGTTCAAGCAACTGAAAATTATGGCGAAAGATTAATTAATGCCTATGAAACCGCCGAATATTTCTTTGGTGATATTGGAAGTGGAAAAATAGATGAAGGCGGTCTTTGTTATATTTATATTGATGATATTTTCCAGGAATGTGTTAATACAGAAATTGAATATCATGTGTTTTTACAAAAATGTGGTAATGGAGATATTTGGGTTAAAGAAAAAAATAAGTTTTATTTTATAGTAGAAGGTACTCCTGGATTAAATTTTAGTTGGGAACTTAAAGCTAAGAGAAAGGGTTATGAGCAACACAGGTTGGAGCAGCCTGATAATCTTAACCTTGAGAGGGACGATTCTGTAAGCTTTGATAGAGATTTTGAACAAGAAGATAAGGAAGATAAAGAATTAGAAAGAATATATGGAGATAAGTTAAAATTTGACTTGTCCGAATTACTATTAAAGGAGGTAGTGTAATGAAGATTTTAACAGGTTTTGCAGTAATAAATAATAGGAATGGTAAAATGATATCATATACCTATGACACAGTAGACGAGAAGGGAAATTTAAAAGATTCAAATAATAAGGAAAGCTTTGTAGTATTAGAAGGTGAAGAGGAATTAAAAACAGCAGTAGAAGGGCTAGAGCAATTAGTAGAAAAGAGAATGAATGAAGAAGATTAAGCCTTAAAGGGCTTATTTTTTATATGAAATTTGGAGGTGGCTTATGGAAAGTGAAGTTATAGTAGCATTTATGGCTTTAATTGGTTCAGCTATAGGAACTGTTGGAGGAATTATGGCTTCGAGTAAGCTTACTAATCATAGGCTAGAACAATTAGAGAAAAAAGTAGATAAACATAATACAGTAATAGAAAGAACTTTTGTTTTAGAGGAAAAAATGAAAGTTGCTAATCATAGAATTGATGATTTAGAAGAAGTTACAAGGGAGGTAATTTAATGAATGATTTTATGACTGTTGAAACATTAAGCACCTTTGCTGGGTTAGTAGCGGCAGTATCTATTATAGTCCAGTTTACAAAACCACTCATAAAAAAGAATTTTATTGATGGAGCTGTAAGGATATATACATTTGTTATTTCCTTAATTTTAACTTTTGTGTTTGCAAGAACTGGACAAGGGTTGCAAGGGATATTACTGACAGTAATAAATTCGATATTAATTGCTATGTCAGCCATGGGAGCTTATGAAACTATAGCTGACCCTTTAGGTGAAAAATCAAAAGGAGAGGATTTATAATGGCAGATAGAATATTAACAGTTGATCAACTTATTAATGAACTTAAAAACTATAATCATGTGGAACTTCATGTACATCATACATGGAGACCAGATCATTCAAATTGGAGACAAAGATCTGATGCTCAATACTGGCAAAATAGTATGAGAAACTACCATGTAAACACTCTAGGATGGGAAGATATAGGACAACATGTTACATTAACACCAGATGGAAAATTTATAACTGGTAGGAACTTTGGGAGACAACCTGCAAGTATAAAAGGCTATAATTCAATTAATGGTGGAATACCTTTTATGGTTGAAATGCTTGGAAACTTTGATATTGGTAATGATAAATTTGAAGGATCTCAAAAAGCTAGTATATTAAAATTAGCAAAATGGTTTGATGATAGAGGTAAGTATATTAGATTTCATAGAGAAAATGCTTCTAAAACTTGTCCTGGAACTGGAATAGATAAAGCTCAATTTATGAGAGAAGTAAGAGGACAAATTTCAAGTGGAGATGGTGGACCTAATAATAATACATCTACAGTATTGAAAATAGGTAGTAGAGGAACAGAAGTAAGATATTTACAAATGAACCTTAACGGTTTAGGATACAAAGGGGTATCTATAGATGGAATTTATGGTACAGGCACAGCAGATGCAGTAAGAAGATTTCAAACAGCTTATGGACTATCTGCTGATGGTATAGCTGGACCTAATACACTAAATAAAATGGATTCTATAATAAGAGGATTACAAAGCAATTTAAATAAACTAGGCTACAATGTAGGAAGTATTGATGGAGTCTTTGGTAATAGTACTAAAAATGCAGTAATAGCTTTTCAAAGAGATAATGGACTTACAGCAGATGGAATACCAGGGAAGAATACTTTTGCTAAGATAGAAGAAGTTATAAAAAATAAAGATTCAGATAAAAACAGATTATACAGAGTTCAAGTAGGGGCATTTGGTGTAAGAGACAATGCCCAAAAGTTAGTTGATGAATTAAGATGTAAAGGTTATGATGCTATAATAGTGCAAGATGGAGGGCTTTATAAAGTTCAAACTGGTGCATTTAGTAAGAGAGAAAATGCGGACAACCTAGTTTCACAATTAAAGAAAGATGGATTTGAAGCTATAGTGATATAATTTATGACCTGGTTTAATTACCAGGTCTTTTTTTATTTAAGAAAGAACCAAAATAGTTTTAAATTATACTTGACCTACGTCAAGTCGCTTGATATAATATAATTAAAGGAGGTGAGAAAAGTGGGTAAGAAAAAAGAAAAAGAAAAGGAACTTAATTTAATACTAGCAACAGCCATAATCAACTTAATAATCACACTTATTGGGTTGATTGAGAAATTGCTAGATATTAAATAAGTTCCAATTAGAGGGGAGAAGTCCCCTCTCCCTTAAATATATTTTATAATATCTTACCCATTAAATCAAATGAATATAATTATATTATTATTATTAATTAGCTCTATCCTAAATACAATATCGGCATTTGTAAATACTAATCTTATATTTAAAATTATAAACTTAGGAATATCTATAATAACCTTTATACTTGCACAGAAAAAATATAGGGGGAATTAAATTATGTCATATAATTTTGAAACTAAAAAAGAGTTAATTGATTATATTTCTAGTGAAGTTTTGACTACTTCAGAAGCAGTAAAACTATTAAGTTGTTCTAGACAGTATATTAATCAATTAGTTAAAGAGAAAAAACTACTTCCAATTAAAAAAGCTGGCAACACTACTTTGTTTTTAAAATCTGATTTATTAAAGATTAAATCTTAGGCTCTAGAAATCAATCTAGAGCCTTTTTCTTATTTTAGCTAAACTTGCACAAAACCGACCTTCTATTCTCCTTGTATATGATTTATTTTAACCCTACAATACAATTACATTCTGATTGCATTAAAACTCAATATAAGCTAAATACAAGCGTTACAATAGGTTTATATCATTTTGTGCTTATCTTTACGTTGAACTCATGTTCTGGTATAATTGTTATAGAAAAAATAGGAGGAGATTTGTATGTTAGAAGAAAAAGAGTTGCAAATTATTAAAAATAAAATAAAAAATAAAATTTCACTAGAGATAGATGAAATTTCTCAATATCTTAATATAGAAGAAAGATTAATAAAAAATATATTTGTTATATATAAAGCATTTGGAAGAAAATCAGTAGAGAGTATAACATCATCTATTTCTTCATTAGATAATGTTATTAAATTAGGATGTCCAAATGTAATTAATTAAAAAAAGACTAGCTAATATAAAGCTAGTCTTTTTTGACGTCAAAAATTCGTCAAAAATAAATTTATAAATATGACTTGGAATGTTTAATAGTTTTAAATCTATTTTAATTAAGCTGTGTATTTTGTCATGTTTGTATTGAAATGTTTGAAAATGTTTTTTAAAATAAACTTATTGATTATTTTACCACAAAACATTATATTAGTCTAAAATGTGGCTATTTTGCTAGATTAAACACTGTGTCGTCAAAAAAACGTCAAAAAATTTGATTAACTTTTTTAGCTCCCGCTATTGCCATATCTTCCGTAAAGTGTGAATATGCTTTTATGACAGTCTCTACAGTATCGCCCATGAATTGAGCCACCGTTTGAAAATCAATCCCATTTGCAATAAGAGTGGTAGCATAAGTATGTCTCAAATCGTGTGCAGAGTTATCAAGTCCTAGCTTTCCCATTTTGTAAGAAATTCTTGCAGTAGTTGCATTTGTATTTTTATCAGGCAAAATCTTTCTATCAAGGTTTTTTACATTAGAATTTAAATATTTTTTTAATGGTTCTATTGCTGTATTAGGAATTGGGATTATTCTATTTTGTGATTTTACAGTACCAAAGCCATACTCACCGTTTTTTAACTTTTTCCATTGCTTGTTTATGTCAACCTCACGTTTTTTAAAATCTATATCATATTCACATAGACCTACAACTTCTCCTATTCTCATTCCGCAATGAGAAGCAAGTAGGCAAACTATATAATCTCTCTCAGGGCGTATATTAGCTAGGAGATAGTCCAATTCTGACCTAGTCAGAGCTTTCACTTTTTTATCTTTTTTAATTTTAGGAAGTATTATATCATTTGCGATTGGATTTTCTGTTATTATTTTGTATGGTTTTATTGCAGATTTAAATAAAATTTTTAATTTTGATACATATAGTTTTATTGTACTTGGTTCTAAATCTTCTTTCATCATCTGATTTATACAGTTTTGAACATGAGCAAACTCAATATTTTCCATTATCATGTTGTCTAGAGCGTTAAATTTAGCAAAAGCTACTTTATAATTTGTGATAGTATTATCCTCCCGATACGGCTCTAAATCTGATAAAAACATTTCTTTAAATTGCCCTAAAGTAATTTTGTCATGCCCTTCTGTAAGCTTTATTTCATTCTTCTTCTTCATCTCTTCTACTCTTTCATCTGCTGCTAACTTGGCTAAAGGTTTAGTTCTGAATCCTTGTTTACTTCCCGCATACTTCCATCTGCCATCTTTTTTTATGCTTATAATATATTGCCACCCTTTATCTTTTTTTCTATAAGTCACATTATATTGCATTTTTTTATCCTTCCTCCTTACATATAAGAATAAGAGAGGTATTCTGCAGTTATACCTCTCTATTGATTATATTTGGTGTAGTACTGCTGATAGTTTACCTAAAATCCTAATATCTCCATTTGTAAATGTTTTTGGAGGATATTTAGAATTTTCAGCAACTAAAGTTATACTCCCATTTTGTTTATAGACTCTTTTTAAAGTTGCTTCATTTTCAATTAATACTGCCCCTATTTCTCCATTTTCTAAATCTGGCTGTCTTTTTATAAATGCAATATCTCCTTCGTAAATGCCTACATTAATCATAGAATCGCCTTTTACCTTTAATGCAAAATCTGTTTTGACGCTATTATCTATTACGAAATAATCTTCTATGTTTTCAACAGCTAAAGTAGGAATCCCAGCTGCGATTGTACCTACTATAGGAACTTTGTTTGTACGACTTTCTTTTTCGCTGTTTTCTAAATCTACAGTATAGAGCGTATTCATGTCTACATTATATAATTCAGACAACTTACTTAATTTTTCTAAAGAGGGTTCAGATGTCCCCATTTCCCATTTTTGAATTGTAGTATAAGACTTATAACCAAACATATCAGCTATATAATCTTGTGAAAAATTATGTTTTAATCTTAGGTATTTTAAATTTTTTGATAGATACATTTCTTCACCTCCTTACATTATATATTATACAATATATAAGAATAATATTCAATAAAAAGAGAAAAAATATAAAAAAGACATGATTTTTTTTCTAAAACGCTTGACACATGAAAAATATTCATGTATAATTAAAAGTACAGGAGGTGAGGAAATGAAGTTTACACTAAAAGAGTTAAGGGCACGAAAAGATAAAACACAAAGAGAAGTAGCAGATGAGTTAGGAATATCATTACAAACCTATAATTCATGGGAACAAGATATTTCTAACGTTGCAGTAAGTAAAGTTTATGCTGTTGCAGAATATTACGGAGTTACTATAGACCAGATTGTACTTACTAGAATTGCTTGATTTTTTTTGGTTAATACATGAATATTTTTCATGTAAATAAAAAGGAGGTTAAGAAGATGAATGATTTACAAATAAAAAACATTGACTTTTATGGTGGAGAAATATTAGGGGTTAAAACTGTAGAGGGAAAAATTTATATGGGAGTGTCTAAGGCTTGTTACGATATAGGACTTACTGAAAGTCAGAAAGACAATGAAGTGGCTAAAATTCAAAGGGATGTAGTTTTAAAACAAGGGTGTAAAAAGCTCCCCCTTAAATTTGAAGGACAGGTCAGACATGTTTTATGTATTGAAATAGGATTCATTCCGTTATGGTTGGCGAAGATTTCAATTACACCTAATATGCAAAAAGAAAATCCGAGAACAGTAGAAAGATTAGTTAAGTATCAATTAGAAGCTAAAGATGTTTTAGAGCAAGTTTTTATAGAGAAAAAGCAACCATTAAAAATTGACAGTAAATTTATGTATCAAATAGCAGAGCAACTAGAGGAAAAAGAAAAACGGATAGCAGAGCAAAAGAAGGAAATAGAGCATAAAACAGAGGTAATAAAAGGCGTTACAGATGATATAGATGTTTACACTAAGAGAAATATTATAAATAAAGTAGTTAGGTATAAAGGAGCTAATTTTGCTGATAGATGGAATGAGTTATACGACAGATTTAGAGAAGTACATTCTATAGATTTAAAAGCTAGATGTCATGGTTATAACTTAAAGCAAAAGAAAAAGAAGGACAAGTTATCAGTCATTAAATATGCTGAAAAATGTGGATATATAGATGATTTATACAAAATAGCTTTAAAACTTTATGAAACTGATATTAATGAAATTTTAAAACACTTACAGAAGATAGCATAAGGGGTGAGAGAATTGAAAAAATATTTTTTATACAAAAGAAGCTTTGCAGATGCTATACAAAAATATCACAAAACGTCAAATATAAAATTAAAAAGAGATTATATAAAAAAATCAGCCTTTTATGGGGTAAAGTCAGTTGTATCTCAACGTAGGCAAACATTAAATTTTAAAGAAGATTATGAAGCACAATTTCACTTTATAGAATTAGTTAATTTGATTATTGGGTTATTAACTCCTAATGAATTTATGAACATATTCCCGATAGAAAAGGATTATGACGGGCATAAATGGGGAAGCAAGGATTACTTTTATACTAAAAAATACATTAATACCTTAAATAGAAATGAGCCTATAGGAAGTGAAGAAAATGTAATGAAATTCCTTTGGGAATATCATAATTGGGAAACTAAAGAATTTACAGTTGCTACTATGATGTGTATTAGTGGATTACGAAGATTTCAAGGATTACCCTCTTTAGCAGAAGAATGGGCAGCAGAAAACAATATAAAGACTTATAACATGCATACAGATGACAAAGGCAATCAATTTTTATTAGATGGCGAAACAGGTAGGACCATAAAGGTTGAAAAGCCTAAACCTAGGCGACCTAAACATTTTAAGGTTATTAAGTAAGGGAGGTTTAAAAATGTATAAACTGCTTACTACAAAAGACCTTGCAGAACGTTGGCGAGTATCTACTACAACAGTAAACAGATGGGTAGATGATGGTGTCATACCTCCCGTCAAAGGATTACCTAGTAAGAGATTTAGGCTAGAAGATGTTTTAAAGCTAGAGGGGACTGAAATAGGAAAGTTATCCCCTCTTGAAAGGAAAAGGTTATTGAAAGAAATAAAAACTTTAGAAAAGGAAGTAGAGGGTTTGAAACATGAAAATGAAGAATTAAAGGACTATGTAAGATTTATTCTTGGACGTGGAGTTAATTTAGTAAAGGAGGGCTAGACATTATTGACTTATTAGGTATCGTTTAGACCGATACCAAGGTTAAAGGAGGCTTAAACAATGTTAATTTTACTATTTACTTTTACAACTATAGCAATTGTAAGTTTAGCAGTATCAGTTTTGTTGAATAGCAGGGAGGTGGAATAATGGCTAACTTTATAGCTAGTCCTTTAAGCCCTGCAATAGCTTTTATATTAGGTATAACTTACTTGGTATGTTTAGCTATAGATTTAAAAAAAGAAAATAATTAGGAGGAATGTGAAGATGAAAACATGGGAAATGATTAAGGAATTAACAGAAAATCCAAATAAGAAATTTTATGTAGTTGGCAGTAAGCATTTAATCGCTAGAGTACATTTTGAAACAAATAAAATTGAATTTGTAAATACTAGCGTAAAAGCTCCTTATATAGGGATTGAGCCAACTATTGACTGGGATTGGAAGGAAGTAAAAGAACCAGTTAGTTTTATAGAAGCAGCAAAAGAAGTAAGAATGAGCAATAAAAGGATTAAGGTTCGACACAAACTATATATAAGCGGTTTTATGATGTTAACTGATTTGTTAGATGAAATTGTGAATGAAATTGGATATGAAGCTGGGTCTATAGTGGTAGCTAAAATTTTAACAGAAGGAAAGTTTTATATAGAAGATTAGGAGGTGGACAAGTGTCAAAACGTTTATTAAAAAAGTAAAAGACCTTCCCAGATGGCAGTCTGAAAAAGGTCAGTAAAAAATAAACACTAATGTTAATTATAGCACATTTCAGGAGGTTTAAAAAATGAAAATAAGAAATGCAACCATTAAAGATTTTGCATATCTCTTAAAGCTAGTTAAGGACATGAGAAAAGAACTAAAAGATGAGAATTACAAAGTAGTAGATTTTCATCTGTCAATAATAGAGAAAAATTTAGGTTTGTATCTGGCAGAAAGAAACATAAGGGGGGGAATGTAAATGAAACTTTATGAACTTACTGAAACATATAAAAATATTGAAAATCTTTTAAATGATGAGGATGCAGATATAGAAACTTTAGAGAAAGCTTTAGAAGATGTGCAAGACAATATAGAAAACAAGGCTGAAAACATAGCGAAGCTAGTTAGAAATATAGACGGAGATATAAAAGCATTAAAAGAGGAAGAAAAGAGATTAGCAGAACGTAGAAAGGCTTTAGAGAATAAACAGAAGAACGTAAAGAAATATTTAGAATATCAATTAAAATCATTAAAAATAGATAAAGTTAAGACTGGGTTGTTTACAGTATCAATTCAAAATAATGCACCAAGCGTGAGGGTAGTAGATGAAGGACTGATTCCAAGCGACTTTATATACATTAAAACATCAATATCTAAAAGAGAAATTTTACAAGCACTAAAAGCCGGAAAAGAAGTTCCGGGGGCGGAAATAAAACAAACTAAGTCTATAAGAATTAGATAAGGAGAGGATTACATGACTACTATAAATAAAGATTTTATTGTAAATTTACAAGGGAATGAATTTGTAAAATATGAAGGATTATTAGATTTAGCACACCAAAATGGACTAAAAACAATAGATGTAGACATATTACAATTTCCTACTAAAGAAAATAATATGACAGCAATATGTAAAGCTACAGCTAAAACAGACAAAGGAAGTTTTACCGATATAGGAGATGCAAGTCCACAATCAGTGAATAGAAATATAGCACCTCATTTAATAAGGATGGCTTCAACTAGAGCTAAAGCAAGAGCTTTAAGAGATTTAAACAATATAGGTATGACAGCTTTGGAAGAATTGGCGGATGATGAAGTTGTAGGAAGTAAATCACAATCTAGAGCTACAAATAAAGAACAAGCTCAAACTCTGCATTGTAGTAGTTGTGGGACTCAAGTAACTAGTAATGTGGCGAACTGGTCTAAGAAAAATCACAATAAAATATTGTGTATGAGTTGTCAAAAGAAAGTGAAATAGGGTGATTTAATGTTAGAAAGTCCTAATTATTATGCAATATTACCTGCGGTCGTGAGGTATGACGAGAGATTGAAGCCAATGGAAAAGATTATATATGCAGAAATAACAGCATTAGCAAATATAAAAGGATACTGTTATGCAAGTAATTCGTATTTTGCAGAATTGTATGAAGTGAATAAAAAAACTGTAAGTAGTTGGATAAACAATTTAATTAAATATGGCTACCTAAAATCAAAATTAATTAAAGAAGATAAGAAAGTTAAAGAAAGAAGGCTTTATATATGCAATAGTATTTGCACCTATCCATTAAAAGATGGAGAGGGGTATCCACAAAAAAATGGATACCCTATCCATAAAAAGATGGAGGATAATATTACAAGGTTTAATACTACAAGTATTAATAATATATATACCTTTTGGAATAAACAAAAAATCATAGAACATAGAAAACTGACAGATAAAATGAAAAGAAAAATAAATACAATCTTAAAAGACTATGAAGAAAAAGACATCAAGGAATCTATTAAAAACTATGCAGAAATTTTAAAAGGTGAGGAATATTTCTTTACCTACAGGTGGACTTTAATTGAGTTTTTAGATAGAGGATTAGAGAGGTTTATGAATGGAGAAGTAGCAAGACGAAACTATTTAAAACGTGATGGAGGTGGACCAGATGGAAATGGACCAACTGGGGGCAACAGCTCAAAGGATATTAAATTCGATAAAAGCAAATTCCTCTACAACGGAGACTAAGAAATATGAGTGCAATGTATGCAAGGATACGGAGTGGATAATAGATAAAAAGACTAATACAGCAAGACCATGTAAATGTCGAGAAGTAAAGCATTATAAAAAAATATTAGAAACATCTGGGATAAGTGAAGAATTTCTTAAAAAGAGATTTGGCAACTTTAATGCAAAGTATAAAGAAATTGATGAAATGAAGAAAATGGCTATGAAATACACCAAAGATTTTAATGAAATAAAAGATAGAAGAAACAATAGCATAGCCCTTTTAGGACAGGTAGGGTCTGGAAAGACCCACCTAAGCATAGCTATAGCAAACAATTTAATGAAACAAGGAATAGGTGTTAGGTATATGTCTTATAGGGATGAAATAACTAAGATAAAACAGGCTGTAACTGATGATTTAAACTATGCTAGAGAAATTAACAAATATAAAAATGCAACAGTTTTATTAATAGATGATTTATATAAAAAAGCAACTTATAAAGATAGAACAGGCGTAGAACATGTAGTTGATGCAGACTTAAGAGTTATGTTTGAAATAATAAATCATAGATATTTAAAAAATGCTCCTATCATTGTATCTAGCGAGTATTTTATAGAGGACCTTTTAAATTTTGATGAAGCATTAGGAAGTAGAATATTAGAAATGTGCGAGGGACACATAAAAGAAGTTAGAGGAGAGAAACTAAACTATAGATTATATAGACAAGCTTTATAGGAGGGTAGAAATGGCTAAGTTATGGGCGAAAGAAGAGTTTGAATTTCTAAAGGCAAATATAAATGAAATGACATATAAAGAAATAGCTAAAGCATTAGGTAGAAGTACATGTTCTGTGATAAGCAAAGCGAAAAATGAGAATATACGTAAAAACAAAAGTAATAAAATAAAAGCTTGGACAGGGAAAGAAATAAAGTTTCTAAAAACAAATATAAATGAAATGTCATATGAAGAAATAGGGAGAACGTTGGGCAGAAGTGCAGAAGGAGTGAAACAGAAAGCGTATTACTTAAACTTAGTAAAAATAGAAGAATGTCCAAGGTGTCCAAGATGCAGTGGAAAAAATAAAATTGGTAAAGTGGGATTTAAAACATACTTTTGTAGAAATTGTTTAATAGAATTTAAAGAAAATGGGAAAATATTAGAACCGCTTTATAGATAGGAGGGATGAGAATGGATAAATTAATACTTTTGGTAGGACCGTCTGGAAGTGGCAAAACAACAGTAGCATATGAACTATATAAAGAAGGATATAACGTAATACAGTCTTATACAACAAGAAAACCAAGACATGAGGGAGAATGGGGACATATATTTATGAAACTAGGTAGTGAATGGGAAGAAGCGATTGTAGAAAGAACATTAGTAGGCTTTGAAAACATGTATCCTGTAAAAGATAAAAATTATAAATATATAGATATTGATGACATGATAGCTTTTAAGGAACTATATGGAGATTATTATTTTGCAACTAAAGAGCAATATCGAGGAAAAGGAACGAGCATATATGTAGTAGACCCAAGCGGAGCTGAACAAGTTAGGCAAAGCATACAAAAGCCATATAGCTTAGTAAGTAGTAGCGGTAAAACAGAGTTTGGAGCAGAAATAGCAACTATATTCTTAATGTGTGATGAGGAAATTAGAACTTTAAGGTTAGCAAGTAGGATAGATGAAGGATTACAAATTTATAAGACCTCATATTTAAAAACACTGCCAAAAATAAAAGAAAGGCTAGAAAAAGATAGAGAAATTTTTTCTAAATGTAAATGTGATTATGTAGTAGATGCAAATAGAGAATTAAAAGAAGTTGTTAAAGATATAAAAGAAATTATAAGGGGGTCTGACAAACATTGAAAATGTGGACATCAAGAGAAACGGAAGATTTATTAAGGCTTTACAACAAGCTAGACAACGAAGCCCTTATAAAATACTTTAACAGGTCATACTTATCCATATATAAAAAAGCTAGAAGTTTAGGACTATACAAAACACCAGAAATGGAGTTTATAAATCGGAGTAAAGCAAAGCGAGGGACTAAGAGTTATAACTGGAAAGGCGGCAAAAAGAAAACCGCTAAAGGATATGTAATGATTTTGAACAAAAAACATCCTAGAGCAAACAATAATGGTGGCTATGTCTTTGAACACATACTAATAATGGAAAAACATATAGGTAGACACCTTAAAGAGAATGAAGTGGTTCATCATATAAATGGCATAAAGGATGATAATAGAATAGAAAATCTAGAATTAATGGATTTTGGAGAACATACAAAGCTACACCACATAGGTGCTAAAAGAAGTCTTGAGACAAGAAAAAAGATAAGCGAAAAGGCAAAAGAAAGATATAGAAATAAAAAGGAGTGTTGTTAATGAATAACGTTGTATTAGTCGGACGTCTTTGTGCCGAGCCAGAACTAAAATTTTTACAAAGTGGAATGGCAGTATGTAATTTTACTCTAGCAGTTGATAAAAACTTAAGCAAAGATAAAAAACAAGAAATGGAATCTAAAGGGCAACCTACAGCAGATTTTATAAATATAGTAGTTTGGGGTAAACAAGCGGAAAGTTGTGCTAACTATTTAGATAAAGGCAGACTTACAGGAGTGCAAGGAAGGATACAGACAAGAAGTTATGAAGCTAAGGATGGAACTAGAAGATATGTAACAGAAGTAGTAGCTAGTTATGTGGAGTTTTTAGAATGGAAAAAGAAAGATGATGGTATAGATGGCTTTAGTCAAGTGAATGATGCGGACTTAGATTCTCTACCATTTTAAGGAGGGATAAATATGACAAGCTTTCAAAAAGAGCTTATAACAGCTATAGAAGAGGTAGCAACAAGCACAGGATTAACAGTAAGTGAATGTATAAGACAAGCTATAGCGTTGATTAAAAGAGAAAAGAAACAATATAAAGATACGTATTTACAACAACAATACAAAAATATGTTTAAGGAGTGGAAAAATTGAAACAGACAACAATAGTTATTCCGGGAGAGTTACCAGACTTAAACACAATAATCGACGAAAGCAAAAAACATTGGGCTAGTTACAGCACTATGAAAAAAGAAAACACAGAAATGGTGGCTTGGTTAGCAAAAGGAAAGGGAAAGTTTAAAAAGATAAATTTAGAAATAATATGGTATTGCAAAAATAAAAGAAAAGATAAAGATAATATTTCAGTGGGACAAAAGTTTATACTAGATGGATTAGTACAAGCAGGAGTAATTGAAAATGATGGATGGAAACAGATAGGAGATATAAAACATAGATTTAAGATAGATAAGAACAATCCTAGAGTGGAAGTAAGAATTAAGGAGGTAGAGAAATGAACGAAAACGATAGATTACGTAAAGAAAATAAAGAGTTAAAAGAATTCTTGAAAACTATAGCAGATGACCTTTTTCACGATGCACAACAAGATATAAGAGCAGCAAAAGGGATATATGTAGTGATAGGCGAGTACTGGAACTATGAAGGTGTTAAGGAGGAAAAAGAATGAAAATTTTATGTAAATATAAAAATGGTACAGCAAAGGAGTTTCCCGAAGAATTTTACAACATAGTGCAAAACATCGTAAAAGCAACTAAGAAAAAGAAAGGAATAACATACGCTAAATTTTTAGAAAGCAATTTAAACAAAATTTATGTAGACGGGAAGTTAGTTTTAGATAGGGAACTAGCATTAAAACAGGAGGTAGAAGAATGAGAGATATTAAGTTTAGAGCATGGGATAAAGAGACAAACTCAATGCATGACGTAACGGAAATAAGTTTCAATGAAGATGGCAGTATAGACGGAACACTAAAAAGTATAACAGGAAGATTTTACTTTAACGAAAGAGTGCATGTAAGAGGATTTAACTACGAATGGATTGATGATGTGATTTTAATGCAATATACAGGCTTGCATGATAAGAACGGAAAAGAAATTTATGAGGGGGATGTTTTAGAATTTGAAGATAAAAGCGGGAAAGCTAGCGTCGCTTACAATCAGAACAAAGCACAATATCAATTGAGTAAATTAAAACATAAATCTTCAAATATTATCATAAAAAATGCACAAATAGATTTAAACACAAACTGTATAAGTGAAGATGAGCTTAAAGTCATAGGCAATATATACGAAAATCCAGAATTGTTGGGGGTAGAGCAATGAAGAAATGTGAACAGGAGGTTGCAGGACATTGTTATCTTGCAATTACCTATAAAAAATATGCAGAAGTAAGAGACTGTGAAAAATGTTGCCTAAAATGCTTAGAACCTTGCGGGAATATGTGTGACAAGGCTTTAAAAATAAATATGGAGGGATAAAAATGTTATCTATGAAGTATTGTGCTAGAGCGATAATTCAACATCTAAATGGAAATGCAAAGCTATTTGAGGAGTATAGGGACAAGGCTATAGAAATATATGAGGAAGAAAATAATATATGCAGTATAGAAGAGATGATACCAGATAGAACAAAGAAGAAGTTATACAAATTAGTAAATTAGGAGGAAAAGTAATGCTAACAATATTCTTTTTAGTAACAATAAGTTTAATAATGTTTAGCTTTTCATTAGCTATATTTTCTTTAGTAAATATGAAGGACAAGCAATAGTAATAGGAGGATACAGGATAATGGTACAAGCTTTAATTATAGCAACTATAGTAATTACATTAGTAAGGATAAAAAGAAGCTACAAAAGAAAATAGGAGGTCTAATATGAATTATGAAAAAATAAAACTAATTAAAAAGAAAGAGAAGATAAAACATGCTGTAGATATATTGGAGGAATGTGCGGAAATCTTATATCAAGAATGCAAGGAAACAGAAAGAAGCCCAGAACTGCAAATATGTGCAACTATATTTGTATTAAAAGAAGAGATAGAAACAATGGAGGGGAAAATAAATGGATTTAGATAAATTATATAAATTACAAGCAGAATTAGATAAAACTATCTTGGAGAATGAGAAAAAGAGAACAGGAAAAGAAATAGATAAGGATCTATTACTAAATCAAACAATACTAGCTTTACAGGTAGAGGTAGCAGAGTTGGCAAATGCGACTAGATGCTTCAAGCATTGGAGCACAAAAGGACCTGAAAGCAAAGAAAGAATTCTAGATGAATTGGCGGATGTTTGGCATTTTTATTTATCTATAGGGAATCAACTGGATTATAAACTACCTAAAAAGTTCTTTTTGCCTGACGAAGAGTACAATTATTTAGTAGGAAATGATACAAATATAGAAATAATATTTATAAAATTATTCGCAGACGCATCATTGCTTGTTATAGAAGGTGGAGAAGTGAATTTAATATATTACGATGCAGTAGGAATGTCTATTAATATATTGGGAAGATTTTTAGAATTTACAGAAGAAGAAATCGAACAAGCTTATCTAAAGAAGCACGAAGTAAATTATAGAAGGCAGGAAGAAGGATATTAAATGAATAAGAAAATAGTACAAGCAGTACAAGAAAGGTCAAAAGGGCTGTGTGAAATATGCGGCAGCCCTTATATGACCCAAATACATCACATAGTAAAAGGAAAGGGCAAGAGAAGGGAACATGAAAACAAATATTCAGTAATTTTATTATGTTGGGACTGCCACATGGGAAATAAAGGCGTACATGGAAGAGATGGAAGGGAACTAGATTTATATTTAAAAAAGAAATTGCAAGAGAAATATTTTAATTTAGGATATACGGAAAATGAAGTTAGAGAAAAAATGGGAGGTAAATTATATTGATATCGAATATAATAATAGGCTTATTTCTAGGATTGGGATGTTTTACTTTTGTTGCTATAGTCTACTTTTTGATTATAGCAATAACGGACAAAATAAAAAGAAAAACAGCAGAAAAAAGAAGGCTTAAAAAATTAGATGGAAAGATAGATAAAATAAATAGGCTTATTAGGGAGATACAAATAGAACACGATAAATTTTTAGTGGGAAAAGCGTATAACAGGGCAATGCATAAGTGGATTTATCTTCACGAGATTCAAGAAGTAGAGTTATCAGATAAAGAAATTAAATAGGAGGGTTAAATAATGATAAATAGGGAAGACTTAAGTTTTTTAAAAGTATTGCAAGCTGAAATGTTAAACCAAGAAACAGACTGCCAAGCTGCACCGAGATTCTGGGTGCTTAGACAATATGAATATGAGCCAACTGGAGAAGACTGGATGGACAAATATGAATACGCTCATAACGATGGAGACTATAGCAACTTTGACGATACAGAGGAATTAGTAGGATTTTTAAGAGACTATGATCTAGCGACAGAAGAAGAGATAAAAGAAATAGAAGACTGGAATCTGGAAGATGCCTTTGAATTTGTACTAGATAACTTAAATGAGGATAGGCACTTTGAAAAAATTCCAGTAGTAAGAGTTGCAAAGATAATACCAAATACTTTATTTTTAACTAAAAAGGCAGCTAAGGAGCATATGAAAGCAAACCATTATCACTACAATGATACAGTCCACACTTATGCAATGACAGCTTGGAGATCACCAGAAGTGGAAAATTTATTTAGAATAATAGAAAACTTAGATTTAGAAGAATTGGAAAGAGTGATATGAAATGCTAACGATATTTTTTATAATTTCAACTTGTGTGGTAATGTTTAGTTTTGCATTAGCTATATTTTTTTTAACGAATATAGAGGACAAGCAACAATAGTGATAGGGGGACAATATGACAATCGTAAGAGGTTTAATCATAGCAACTATAGTTAATAACATTGATAAGGATAAAGAAAAGCTACAAAAGGAAATAGGAGGTCAGCTATGGGAGAAAAGAAAAAAGAAATGCTAATATACCAGATAAACTCTTATATAGAGCAGGTGCTTAATTTAGTAGATAATCAAGGGAAATTAGATTATTTTAATATAGAGATTAAAAATCATCAAGGGAACTTAAATATGCAATGTAATATAGCAGATAGAAAGAAGGTGTATTAGATGAGGTTTCCAGTAAAGAAAGGTCAAATTATATATGTAGAGCAAAGCAATATGTTTATAAATACTTCTCCAAATTTATCGGAATATGTAGTAACAAGTGTTAATTCTAGAAGCTTTTATGCTAAGAGAAAAGATTCGCAAAATGACTACAAGCAACGCTTTGACAAAAAAACTGGAATATCTAATTCTATAGATGGATTTATTAATGAAGCCTATCCAGATGAGGAAACATACAATGCTAAAATAGAAAAAATAAAAAAGACGGCGGAGCTAAAAATTTATATTAGTAAAAATATAAATAAGCTTGAATTAGAGGATTTAATAAAAATAGAAAAGTATATAAAAAAGATGATGGAATAAATCTACTTTTAAATGAATTAGAAGATATAGAGGTTATAGTTAAAACTAAATAAGTCCTACTGGACCACCAGCGGACACTTTGACTATAGAAATATAGTTGAGGTGTCCTTTTTTATTAGGAGGGAAGATATATGAATTACTTCTCACAGATTAAAAGTATTAGAGAAACAGAAAAAGGAACGGATCTTATAGTTCATATTCCAGGAGAGCAGGTTGGCCATAAAATAACTAAATATAGAAATGAATCTGTAATAAATAGTGAAATAAGGATTGATGATAATAGAACTATTACAGCAGACCAAAGAAAAAAGATATATGCAACCATAAGAGATATAGCTAATTATTTAGGAGATTGGCCTGAATATTATAAAGAATTTCTAAAGTTTAATTTCTGTATGGAAAAAGGAATAGATTATTTTTCATTATCAGATTGTAGTATATCAGTAGCAAGAGACTTTATCACGTATCTTATAGATTTTATATTAAAAGAAGATATACCTTTATCGGATGAAGCTCTCAAGAGGACTGATGATATAAACAGGTATCTTTGGGGTTGTATTAAATATAAAAAGTGTGCTATTTGTGGCAGAAAGGGAGAGCCACATCACTGGGATGCAATAGGTATGGGAAGAGATAGAAAAGTAATAGATGATAGCAACTTAAGAAAAATACAATTATGCAGAATTCATCACACAGAGGCACATAAGATTGGCAGAGATAGTTTTCAGAAAAAATATCATGTGTATGGGATTATCTATAATGAGGAGGAAGACACATGCAGATAAAGGACAAGTATTATAAATCAACTGAATCACTTTTATATAATTACAATATGTTAAAGGTAAGTATTGAAAATATGAAACTTGAAATAGAAGAAACAAAAAAAGAAGATGGAATGACAGCTATTGAATATAGTGATGAAAAAACAAGCCCTACTTTTAAAATCACCAGTCAAACAGAAGATACAGCTATAAGGAATATAGAGCATACTGATTTACTAAGAAAAAGAATAGAAATAACTCAAAATAAAATAACTAGATTAGATAATGCTATAAATGGATTAAATAAAAATGAAAGAGATGTAATTATAAAAAGATATATAGAAGGTAAACAATGGTATATAGTAGCGTATGAAGTTAATTATAATGAAAGATGGTGTAAAGAGCTAAGAAAAAGAGCAATAGAGAGATTAACAATAGGGCTGTATGGATATACAGCACTCTTAGAGCACGAAAGTAAGGAGAGTATGTGTTAATATGGTATTGGAAGAAATTTTAGCTAGGATACAACTTAATAGAGCAAGGATATATAATGTATTAAGGGCTATTACTATTTTAGAATAGACCTAAAAGAGGGCATACCTTACTGCACAGGGTATGTCCTTTTTACATATTTAAAATGAGGTGAGAAACAAGTATGGAAATAGCAAAATGTAAATGTGGATATAGATTAGAAAAACCTAAGTGGGAACATTTAATATATGCGATTTATAAAGATGGAGGACATGCAGGGGAAAATAAATGTCCTGGATGTAAAAATAAAACATTAGAATTCAGTTTTAAAGCAGGTGATTAAATGGCTATTAGAGAAATTATAAAATATAAAGACATAGATACATATAGAAGATTACAAAAGATATGTAGAAAGAAGAAGGTTGAATTAGGAGATAGGGTTGAGAGGTTGATGCAACATGATAGTTATAGGAGACAGGGTAGGAGAATAAGACAGGTTAAGTGGGGATAACGTAGAATAAAGAAGAATTTCCTCTTCAGATACAAAACAAACGAATGAGGTGGTGATATGGCGAAGAAAAAACGAAGAAATACAACATATAAAGATTGGATAACAGAAGAAGGATTAATAAAAATAGAAGGATGGGCTAGAGACGGGCTTATAAATGAAGAAATAGCTAATGAAATAGGAATACATCCATCAACTTTATACGATTGGCAAAAGAAATATCCCGAGATAGCCGAGGCCTTAAAAAGGGGAAAAGATGTAATAGACAGACAAGTTGAAAATGCACTATTAAAAAGAGCATTAGGTTATGAGTACGAAGAAATAACTCAAGAAAGAGCTCTAAAGAAAGATGTTAAAGGTAAACCTATGACTGATTTACATGGGTTTCCAGTATACGAAATGGTGACGACAAAGAAAGTTAAGAAAGAAGTAGTTCCAGATACTACAGCACAGATATTTTGGCTTAAAAATAGGAAACCAGAACAATGGAGAGATAAGAGAGATGTTAGCGTAGATGGAAATATAGATACAGGAACAGAAAAACTAGACTCTATCTTGGACCAACTAAAGGAAGATTGATAACATGAGCGAGCAATTATTGCTATCAGAGAAATACAAAGCTTTCCTTAAATATAATGCACCAGTAGAATTTTTAGAAGGGACTACTTTTGCAGGCAAAACTACAGTAGGAATTCCCAAGTTTATGTTTAAAGTTGCTGATAGTTCTAAGAAGTTGCATGTACTTAGTGGCTTAGATTTAGGAACCATAGAAAAGAATATAATAAATAAAGACTTAGGCATTATTGATATATTTGGTCCATTAGTAGAATATAACGCAAGCGGTAAAGGTCAGCATTCTTTACCTCATATAATATATAAAACACCACAAGGAGAAAGGATAATCTATGTACTAGGCTATGATAATAAGACTAGATGGAAGAAGGCTTTAGGCGGTCAATATGGCTGTGTATATATCGACGAGATTAACATTGCCGATATGGATTATGTCAGAGAAATAAGTATGAGATGCGATTATCTATTAGGTACGCTTAATCCTGATGATCCAAACCTACCAATCTATAAAGAATATATTAATCATTCAAGACCATTGCATGAGTATAAAAATGATGCACCACAAGAATTAAATAATATGCTAGATGAAGAACCAAAACCTGGATGGGTGCATTGGTTCTTTTCTTTTGACCATAATTTAGGTCTTACAGAAGAAAAGAAGCAACAGATTATAACAAATGTACCTAAAGGCACTAAGCTATATAAGAATAAGATACAAGGACTTAGAGGTAGGGCTACAGGATTAGTCTTCCCTAACTTTAGTAGAAAGAATAATGTAAGGTCAATAGATTGGATTAAAAAGAGAATGGCTGACAAGAAAAATCCATTGAAGTTTATTCGCTTTAGTTGTGGAGTAGATACAGCATACTCACAAGAAAGCCCTGATACAATTAGCTTTATATATCAAGGGATAACTGATAAAGGTCAATTGATCATCCTAGATGAAGAAGTATATAACAATGCTAGTCTAGAAGTACCATTAGCACCAAGCGATATTCCTCCAAGACTAATAGCCTTTCTAGAGAGGAATAGAAAGAAATGGGGTTTTGCTAGGGATGTATTTATAGATAATGCGGACCAGGCAACTATAACAGAATTAAAGAAATATAAAAGGCAGCATGGATGTGTATATAACTTCTTAAATGCTTATAAGAAAGTAGAAATAATAGATAGAATTCATTTACAGCTAGGATGGATTAATGCAACAGAGAATAAAAAAGCTGATTATTTAGTATTAGATCATTGTGTTAATCATATAGCAGAATTAGAAAGCTATAGTTGGAAAGAGGATAAATATGAGCCAGAAGATAGGAATGACCATACAATTAATTCTTCACAATATGGCTGGATTCCATTTAGAACTAAGATAGGAATAGGAGGGTGAGAATATGACCAATAAGAAAAACGGTATTAAAAGGTATGATGATGGATTAGAGACATTGAGGCTTGAAGGAAGGACGCTTTATTTAGATGGTGTAGAGGTTAAAAACATTAAGCGGCTAAGCATTGATATAGGTGAACAAGGGATTGCAGAACTAACAATTACCAAGGACGCAAAGCTAAGCAAAGAAGTATTTAGGATAGAAGAAGCAGAGAAGAAAATCAAAGAACTACAGCAGATACTTAAAGAGGCTTATGGGGAATGATAGGAGGTTAAATCATGAGATTGAAAGAGGTGATAAAAGGAATGGTAGCAAAACTACTAAACATAGTGCCAGCAACGGACAACCAAATATCCATCAAAGAGCCATTAAGTCATGCGGGAACAGTATTAAGAAATAGAATTTGGTATAGGGGAGATCCAAGCGAACTGGACCAGTTTTTTAAACAAACCGCTACAGATGATGTAGGAAAGTCTAGATTCTGGGCAGCAGTCCCTAGTGCTGATTCAAGCATTAGGAAGTTTCATAGTGGTTTACCTGGTGAAATAGTAGACAAGTTAGCTGATATTGTGATAGCTGATTTAGATAGCATAGAGTTAACAGAACAAGATTTATGGGACGATATAGCACTAGACAATAAGTTTACTGATAAAGTCCTAGGAGAAGCTATAAAAGATACTCTTATAGATGGTGATGGAGCTTTCAAACTAAGTGTAGATACAGAAACAACAGAATATCCAATAATAGAATTCTTTAGTGGTTCTGATGTGGATTATAAATATAAAAGAGGTAGACTCCAGGAGATAGTATTCTACGCTTACTATACTCATGAAAAAGAAACCTATAGGTTAGAAGAAATATACGGTAAAGGCTTTATAGACTATAAGTTATACAATAAGCACGATAAAGAAGTGCCATTATCCAAAGTGCCAGAAATAGCCCATTTAACTAAAGTTACATTTACAGGTGATTTTATAATGGCAGTACCTATGAAGTTTTTTAAATCTCCTAAGTTTGAGAATAGAGGTAACTCTATATTTGAACGTAAGAGTGATAACTTTGACGCATTAGATGAAGTAATATCCCAATGGATAGATGCAATAAGAGCGGGACGAGTGAAGAATTATATTCCAGAGGATCTAGTACCAAAACACCCTGAAACTGGACACACAATGAGACCTAATCCTTTTGACAATCAATTTATAAAGATATCTACATCTATGAAAGAGGATTCCAAGGATCAAATAGACCAGATACAAGCAGAGATAAATTATACTGCTTTTGTTGAAAGCTATGCAAGCACCTTGGATATGTGCTTACAGGGGATTATATCGCCAGCGACGTTAGGGATAGATCTAAAGAAAACTGATAATGCAGAAGCACAAAGAGAAAAGGAAAAGACTACTTTATATGCAAGAGGAAAGATAATAGATGTATTGGTAGAAGTTATACCTTTACTAGTAGATACAACTCTAAAGGTCTATGACAATATGAAGAAGCGATCTCCAGGAGAATATGAGGAAAATGTGACTGTATCCTTTGGAGAATATGCAAGTCCTGACTTTGGCAGTGTGGCTGAGGTAGTAGGACAGGCTAAGGCTATGGGTATTATGAGTTTAGAGCAAGCTATTGAGGAATTATATGGAGATACATGGACAGAAGACGAAAAAGCTTTAGAAGTTAAAAGGATTAGAGAAGGCGACAAAGTAATAGATGAACCTGCTGCATGGGTAGATAGATTTAATAAAGGGAAACAAGAGGATTTAGAAGATGATGAAAGCAACGAAGGCGAAGAAGTGACAGAAGATGAAGAATAAAAAGAACTATGATATAAGAACAATCTTCATGGAAATGGAACTAGAACTAATTAGATCCATGAAAAGAAATTTATCCAGACACGAGGAGGAAGAGCTTAAGCAAGGCTTTAAGTTTGAACAATGGCAATCTGCTAAATTAAGAGATTTAGAAAGATTTAGAAGAGAGAATATAGAAATTATAGGAGAATATAGCAAACCTATAGAAGAAGTAATTCATCACACATTAGTAGAAACTTATGAGGAGTCTCAGGATAATGTAAATGAATTTATAAAAGAAATAAAAAATGAATATGTAGATAATGTCTTTGTTAAATTACCAGGAGATTTAGAGCCAATAACACCCCCTGTAGAAAGTGAACCTATGAAAGATATGGTGGGGGAAGTATTAGAAAACGTAAGGACATGGCAAGAAGCCCCTACGCCTAGAGATGAGGTCTTTTTTAGAACTAACGATAATAAGTTCAATGCACTTATGGAAACAGTTGAAAAGGATTTTAATAAAGCTAATTCGGCGGTACTAAGGCGTATGGATGATATATATAGACAAACCATATTTAAAGCACAGGTTAACTATAATACAGGAAGTGTCGGACTAGATAAAGCCATAGATATAGCAACTAAAGATTTTTTAGAAAAAGGCATAGATGCAATAACTTATAGCGATGGTAAAAAAGTTAATATAGCTTCTTATGCAGAAATGGCATTGAGGACAGCTAATCATAGAGCTTATTTAATGGGTGAAGGCAAGAAAAGACAAGAGATGGGATTATCCTTAGTTGTTGTATCGGCTCATGCTACAGCTTGTGAGTTATGTGTACCTTGGCAAGGAAAGATACTTATAGATGACGTTTACAGTGGTGGGAGTAAAGAAGATGGAGATTATTCTTTGCTAAGTGCTGCTATGGAAAAGGGGCTACTCCATTGAATGCAAAGTTTGGGTGGAGTATAAACGGTGTGAACTGCATTACAAAGCAGGTGTGCTAGCATAAAGAAAAAATAAGCTAGTGCTAACGGGGGACGGTAGGCAACCCAATCCCGTGCTAAGCTATTGCAATATGTCTACACCTATGATATAATCCTATTATATGAGGGAATTTACCAAGTTAGTAATACTGGGAAGGTAAAAAGAGTTGGGAAATATAGCAATCAACATGGGAGTACATGGACAAGTGACAGGTTATTAAGTCCATCTCCAAAAGATAATAATTACATGATTGTAGGACTAAGTAGGGAAGGTAAAGTCAAAAGCAAATATGTCCACAGATTGGTAGCGGAAGCTTTTATACCTAATCCCGAGAATAAACCAACTGTTAACCATAAAGATGGAGATAGGAGCAACAATCATTTTAGCAATTTAGAATGGGCAACATACCTAGAAAACAATCTCCACTCTATAGAGGTATTAGACAGAGATACTAGAAATAAAGGAGATTCTAAACCAGTGTTACAATTTGATAAACAAGGGAGCTTTATAAAAGAATATCCATCAATGAGAGAAGCACAAAGACAGACAGGTATTCATGCTATAGATAAAGTTTGTGCTGGTGTCAAGTATAGACATACTGCTGGTGGGTATATTTGGAGATATAAAGAAGACATTGCAATAGAAAGTGTAGAGACTATCGAAAGCAATCAAGAGCCTAAATAAGGCTCTTTTTTAGTGAGTAGAGTAGGCTGGAGACGTACCAGTCGAAGCGCACCGCATACACAAGTATGATGATATAGTCCAATAAAAGCCTAATTGTAGACATAACCTAAGCACTTACTTCCCAGGCATTACTACATTACCAAAGATACCAGATGAAGAAAAAGCATTGGAGAACTACAAGAATGAACAAAGACAAAGGTATATAGAAAGACAAATAAGAAGATATAAGAGATTAGCTGAAGGCTCTATTGATGAAAACAATATAAAGAAATACCAGGATAAAGTTAAAGAATGGCAAGGAATAATGAGGGAATTCTTGAAAGAGAATCCACAACTAAGACGAGCCTATAGGAGAGAAAAAATATATTAGGAGGGATAATATGGCTACAGCTACACAAGTAACATTAACTATATGTTTAACAATTATAATTCTATATTTGCTTGAAAAGAGAGGGGAAGATAATGACTAAATACAGGAAGAAACCTGTTGTTATAGAAGCTTTGCAGTGGACAGGGGATAACGAACAAGATATACATTCATTTGTTGGAAAGGATTGTTTCTTTAAAGAGTTCGATAGAGCTACTAATACAAAGGTATTGGCAATCCGAACGCTTGAAGGTGATCATATAGCAAGTGTAGGAGACTATATTATAAAAGGTGTCAAAGGAGAGTTTTATCCTTGTAAGCCCGATATATTTCAAGAAACTTATGAGAAAGTTGATTGAGGCCAAGTGAGGTCTTTTTTTATTGTCCTAAATAAGACATTAAACTGTTTAACACTACCCTAATGGCAGGGAATAAACAGCCATATCCCAGCACTAGGACTGGCTAGAATAAAAGGAAAGGGATTGAAAGGAGAGTTAATTATGGAGTGGTTAAAGGAATTATTAAAAGACTTAGAAAATGCAGATGAACTGCAGAAGGCTATTGCTAAAGGAATAGGCGAAAATTTTGTTGCCAAGGTTGATTTTAATACAGTAAATGAAACTAAGAAGAAGCTAGAGGAAGATATTGCAACTAGAGATAAGCAATTAGAAGATTTAAAAAAAATAGATGTAGAAGATTTACAAAATCAAATTGAAACCTTACAAGAAGAAAATGAAACATCTAAAGAAACATATGAAAAGGAATTAAAGGATCTTCAATTGTCTAATGCTATTAAGTTAGCTATAAATGGCAAGGTACATGATGAGGATTTAGTTGCTGGATTAGTAGATAAGGAAAAAGTAGTAATTGATGATGGAAAGATTATAGGTTTGGATGAACAAATACAATCATTGCAGGAAAGTAAATCTTTTTTATTTAAAGAAGAAAAGCAAGAAGGAGAACAGCAACAACAAAATGGATTCCAGAAGATAGGTAATGAACCGCCTAACAATGTCCAGGCAATGGATGATGCAATAGCCGCCGCATTTGGAAACACTGAGGAATAATAAAGAAAGGATGATTATTAATGAGTATTAATTATGCAGAAAAATTTGAGAGACAAATAGAGCAGCAATTTGAAAGAGAACTAACATCTGCCGATATGGCAGCAAATAAAAGGTATAACTTTATTGATGCACAAACTATAAAAATACCAACTGTAACATTATCAGGATACAAGGACCATGCTAGAGATGGATCTAAAAATAGGGGAACTGTAGGGAATAAATTCCAAGCATTTTCTTTGACTCATGACAGAGATATTGAGTTTTTTGTAGATGAGATGGATGTAGATGAAACTAATCAAGTGCTATCCGCAGCTAATATTACAGCAGTATTCAACCAAGAACAAGCTATACCTGAACTAGATAGCTTTAGATATTCTAAACTATACGCAGAATTTGTGGCCAATGGTGGGAAGGTAAATACAGAAGTATTAACAGAAGCTAATATATTACAGGTATTCGATAAAATGATGGAGGATATGGACGAGGCAGCAGTACCACAAAGTGGAAGAATGTTAAAAGTTACACCTCGGATTTATACAATGTTAAAGAACGCAGAAAAGATTCAAAGGGTAATGGATATAACTAAGGGCGAAAATAGTATTAATAGAAATGTTAGATCCTTAGATGAAGTAACTATAGTTACAGTACCATCTGATAGAATGAAAACTCTATACGATTTTGCAGATGGATTTAAGCCTGGTACAGGTGCTAAACAAATCAATATGATACTATACCATACTAGTGGAATACTAGCACCTGTAAAAGTAGCTGATGTTTACTTGTGGAACAAAGGACAAACTCCAGATTCTGCTTTTGGCTACTTGTATCAAAATAGAATGTACACTGATCTATTCGTAATTAAAGCTAAGAAAGATGCAATAGCAATAAATGCAGATGTTGCTGATGTAGAAGGATAGGAGGTAATAAGCATGTTACTTGCAATAAAGGCTAATAGGGAATATAAAATAACAGAAGATGAAAAGCAAAAGTATATTAATATGGGTTATAAAATAGCTAAGTTAGAAGAAGACAAATTAATATATGAAAAAGTAGAGACCAAAGAAGATAAGAAAATAGTGGAGTTAGAAAAAGAGAACGAAAAGCTAAAGAAAGAAATAGAAGAATTAAAGAAAGATGATAAAAAGAAAGCTAAAAAAGGAGAGGGCAAATAGCTCTCTCTTTAGTTTTAAAGGGGTGAGTTATTTGGCTTATGTAGACTATGAATACTATAAAAACACATTTGGTGACTCCTTAGATGAATCAACAGCTAAAAAGCTACTAGAAGAAGCTTCAGATGATGTGGATAAGTTAACTTATGGCAGAATTAGGAGAAAAGGCTTTGATAACCTTACAGAATTTCAGCAAGAAAGGATTAAAAAAGCAGTATGCCATCAAGTAGAATTTATTAACAACTATGGCGAATATCTTAATACTCCGTTGGGTGGATTTAGCATTGGAGATGTGAGCTTGTCCTTTAGTAAAGAAAACCAAGGTCCTGGTGGAATAATAGCTGATAAAAAGACATTAGATTATTTGGCCCAAACAGGACTTACAGTCAGGAGGTTATAAATATGAAACTTCCATTTCCAGATTGGTGTTTAGTAACACCTATAAAAGTATATGCAGAAGAACCAGAAGAAGATGGAGTAGAGGAAAAGTTAATCTATGATGGTAAGTGTAACTTTAGTGAAAGGTCTAGGACCACGCTTAATGAACAAAAACAAGTAGTTGAATTGACTGGTAAGGTTCTATGTAAAGGAGATATTTATCCCGGAAAGCAAATAAAGGGATATGTTGAGTTAGATGGTATTAAAAGGACTATATACAGAGGTAGAAAACCTAGAAATCCAGATGGCTCAATTTATTCTACAGAATTGGATTTGATGTGATATGAAAGTAAAAGCAAGACTAAAACTTAATCCTAAGGCTATAAAGATGATAGAAGAATCAGCGAAAAAGGCTTTACCTTTGACTATGGAAGCTATGAAAACTGAGATAAATAATATGCAAGTAGTACCTAAGGAAACTGGCAATCTTGAAGAATCTGCAGTAGTAGGAGTAGAAGAAAGCAAAGGTTATATAAGTTATCCTGGTCCTTATGCTAGAAGGCTCTACTATAACCCTCAGTATGATTTTAGAACCGATAAAAACCCTAATGCTCAGGGTAGGTGGTTAGATCCATTTATCCATGGAGATAAAAAACATTTGCTAGCCAAGACTTACGGTAAATTTTTAAAAGAAAATTCAGGTGGGGTGATTAAATGACTATAAGTGATTTCAAAGATTGGTTAAAAACTAAGATAGATTGTCCTACCTGGTATGTTGGTGGACTTAGGACAACAGATGAAAAAGCTATAGTAATTTATAATGGCAGGGCTTTTGTTAATCCTATGGCTATTGGTGGACCTCAGAATAGTAGTTATAGAGGTAAAGGTATTAGGATATTGATACATTGGAATAAAAATGTTAAGGAAAGTGAATTAAAGGCCCAGGAAGTTTACAACACTCTATATGGATTGACTGGCGTAGAGATAGCGGGAAAAAGAATAATTAAATTTAATATGAGAGATCCGGAACCTGTCTACCTTGGGGTAGATGATTCTGGTATTTATGAATATGTAATTGACTTGGAGATGATAATTGAAAGGTAGTGATAAGAATTGAAGGATAGAGAAGATATAAAGAACAGCGAAGAAACAAAGAATGATGAAATTCCAATAAAATTGATGGGAGGTAGTGAGAATATGGCAACAGTAACAAGTGGTGTATTCCCTGTTTTTAATATTGATTTTAAGATAGGGACTAAAGGCAGGGCAAGTGCTGAGGAAGATATGAAGATCATAAAAGATTTAGAGTCCTTTTCTATATCTATAGATGGAAATACAGAAGAATGGACTCCAATGGACACTGAGGGATGGCAAAGAAGATTAATGACTGGGAAAGGATTCACACTTAGTTTAAATGGTAAAAGGCATATAGGAGATCCTGGTAATGACTATGTAGCTTCTACAGCTTGGAAAAGTGGACTAGATTGTTCTAGTAAGTTTGAAGTTGTATTCCCAGATGGATCTAAACTTACTTTTGATTGTATAGTCGACGTTAGCAACCCTGGAGCAGGAGATAGTACAGATGTAGCGAACTTAGAATTTGATGTATTAAGTGATGGCAAGCCTAAATATAGCAGTTCTGGAACACCACCTGTAGAAGGATAAGAAAGGATGATATAAATATGATTAATGCGATAATAAAAGAAAATATTCCTGAAAATAGATTAATATGTCTTACTAAAGCAGTTGGAGATGATGAAGATAAAATATATTTAAGGTTAACAAAAGAAGGTGAAATACCTGACTTTTATTCCAGAAAAGATGTTGTAAAAGGTGAGGAAGTAAAAATTGCTATAGGTCATAATAAAAAGTGGAAGGCTGAAGCTTTTGATGATATCCCAGCAGGTGTTCTCTTGGTTAGTATAGGTGATGGAAAGGTTGCTAGGGCAGAGGGTAGAACTATAGAAGCAGCTGTAGGGTATTCTTTGCATAAAGTTAAAGCAGGGGAAGTAGTAGAATTTGTTTTTCAACCACAAACACATAAAGCCTGGGTAGACAAAGTCAACAAAGTAATAGAGGGAATAGGGGGAGATGGTGAATAATGAGTAAAACAATTGATATATCTGCAAAACTAACAAATGAAAGGCCTAAATTAAAATTAGCAAAGGACAAAATATATGAGATAGATGATAGAAAGAATACTATATTAAAACTTAATCAAAAGATGCAAAACTCTGACATAAACGACATAGAAGCTATAGATGAATTTATAGCACTTGTACTGGGCCAAAAAGCAGCTAAAGAAATAAATGAAATGGATCTATCTATAGTAAGCTATCAATCAATAATGGTTGCAATTATGGCAGCAATAACTGGCGAGGAGTACGAAGCAGCGGAGAAACGATTTCGTGAATCGGCAGGGATATAGTACTGGACATAGTGAAGTATGGTTCGATTTATACGAAGATTGGGGGCTAATTGAAGCCTCATTTGCTACTCAATACAATATTAGATTAAGAAATGAGCCCGATATGTCTTGGGGAGAATTTACAACGTTGTTAGCTGGAATAATGTCTAAGACACCATTAGGACAAGTCATATCTATCAGAAGCGAAAACGACAAGGATATGTTGAAACATTTTACAAAAGAGCAACATAGGGTTAGAAATAAATGGAGAAATAGAAAAGTGAAGAAATTAGTCACAATGAGTAAAAAACAGGCAGAAAGTCAAATACAGATGTTCCAGGATATGTGTAAAAATGCTTTTGGTAAAAACTAACTGGCAATTATAAATTTTGTATAGTATGATTATGATAATTACATACTATACAAAGGGGGAAATTTCTATGGAAAACAAAAAAGAAAAGAAGCCATTACTAAAAAGATGGTGGTTTTGGCTAATTGTAATTATAATTGCTGTTGCTGGTCTTAGTGGAGGATCTGATGAAGATAATACTAAATCCACTGAAGTAAATCAAAGCGAAAAAGCAGGAGATAAAAAGGACAAAAAAAATAAGAAAAAAGAGGAAGAAGTATACAAGGTAGGCGATTCCTTTGAAACTGGTAAACTAGGAGCAAAGATATTAGAAGCAGAAGAAAAAGAAGAATTTAACAGTGATAATGAATTTATAGATAGTGTTAAAACTGAAGGAAAGTTTATCGTTGTAACCGCAGAATTAACTAATAATGATGAAAAATCAAGAATGTTTTCATCAACAATGTTTAAAATTATAGATGACAAAGATAGAGAATTTGAAACCTTAACAAACGCAGATTTAATGATGATATTAGATGATAAAAATTTATTTTTAGAAGAATGTAACCCAGGCATGAGCAGGACTGGAGTTTTTGTATTTGAAGTACCTAAAGATGTAGAATCATATTCCTTAAAGGTTTATAGTGGAGTAGGAACTGCTTCTAAAGGTGCGGTAACTGTAAAATTAAAATAATTAAATATATTATATTTTAGCAACTCTCAATTCGGGAGTTGCTTTTTCTATGCCTGAAAGGTGGTGAGAATGTGGCAGATGATGTTACTACTGTCGGTACGATAGAGCTAGATGTAGAATTTTCTGATGCTTCTATATCTAAAGAGATGGAAAAGTTAGATAAAGTTATTAGTGGTAGCGACTTAACAGCAGGATTTAAAAATTCTATAGATGGGCTTGTGAAGGGATTAAATGACTTTGTAAAAAAAGACATAACTAATCTTACTAACTCTATAAAAGAATCAATGGATGAATTAGCAGAACTAAATAAACCTCTGGAGGTTGATACAAGTCAAACAGAAAATAAACTCTTAAGCATGTTTAGAAGAATAAATATTTTTGCTAGGGAATCAGTAGATAAAACGACTAATGATATTAGGAATTTTGGACAAGTAGGAGCTGAATCAGGGAATCAAGCAGCAAAAGGCATAAAACAGTTAAAGTCTGAATTAAAGGAAACTGAAGATCAAATTAATGAAACTAAAGAAGCTATTGAAAGACTGTCATATGCTAAACAAAAATATGCTGATAACGAAGGTAAGCTTTCAGATAAAACGTATGATGCCTCTATATCAAATCAAGAAAAACAGTTAGCAGGATTAGAATCAAAAGCTTCAACTTTGAAACAAGAAATAACACAACTAGGGAATGAAACAGAAAATTCTGGTAGAAAGCTAAGCTTTTTTGGGAGGAAGAATGATGAAGCTGGCAATAGTGCTGAAAAGGCGTCTTTGAAAACTAGGCTCTTTGGCAATGAAATGAAAAATACTAGCTCTAAGGCCAACGGCCTTGCATCTGTAATAAATAGATCCTTTAAATCTATTTTAAGAAGACTATTTATCTACAATGTAATTATGAAAGGGATTAGAGGAGTAATGGATTATATGTGGGCAGCAATGCAAACAAACGCACAATTTGTCGCTTCTTTAAATCAAATTAGAACTAATTTAATAGTAGCCTTTCAGCCTATTTTTGAGTTTGTATTACCTGCGTTAAATGCTCTTATGCATGGAATAGCGGTTGTAACAACCTATATAGCTACTGCAATATCTGCTCTATTTGGAAAAACTTATAAGCAATCGTTTAATGCAGCTAAGGGAATGAATAACACAATCAAAAGTATGAAGAATGTAGGCAAGGCAACTGAAAAAACAGGTAAGAAAGCTAAAAAGGCTGGGAAAGCAGCCAAGAAAGCAGGCGAAGAAGCTAAAAAAGCCTTGGCTCCTTTCGATGAAATCAATCAGCTAGATTTAGGAAAAGACAAAGGCACTGGAGCTGATGATATTCCAGATGTTCCTTCCCCTGGCGGAGGTGGCAGCGGTGGTGTACCTGGTTTTGAAATGGCTATGCCCGATATGGCTCAAATAGATATGAGTGGTATAGATAAGTTTAAAGAAATTATGTCTAAGATATTTGAGCCTTTTAAATTAGCTTGGGAAAATGAGGGGCAAGCCACAATTGACGCAATGAAATATGCCTTAACTGGTATATGGGAGTTAGCAATAGAAATTGGTAAGAGTTGGCTTGAGGTTTGGACTAATGGAACAGGACAAGCGATATTAGAAACTATATTAAGAATACTACAAAACATACTTGGGAAGATTGGTGACATGGCAAGGTCCTTTACTGCTGCATGGATAGAAGGTGGCAGGGGGACTGCAATTATGCAACACTTGCATAATATTATTTTGCATGTCTTAACTCTAGTTGAAAGATTAACTGAGTCAAATAGAAAGATGTGGGGTGAGTATGGCGATACCTTAGCTAGGGTGTTTTTAGAGACATTAAAAAATATATTAGGTGTATTTGACCATCTAGGTGAAAAACTGATATGGGTTTGGGACCATGGTGGACAACATTTGTTTGAAGGACTTAGCAGATTGCTTGCAAAAATAATTGAATTGGCAGGATACGTTATAAACTCATTTGTAATACCTTTTGCACATGGCTTTATTGAAATAGCAGCTCCTGCTGTTGCAGGATTATTGGATATAATAGGATATTTGTTGGATATATTTACTCATTTAATAGGATATTTATTAGGCGAGGGCAAGCCTGTTTTAGATATTATAGTTACAGTGTTAAGAGATATGGCTGCTGCTTTTTTAATCGTTAAGGGTGCAATCCTTGCAAAGCAAGCGATCATGATAGTGTACACTGGGGTTGTAAAACTAGCTCAAATTGCTGTGCTTGGCTTTAAAACAGTTATAGCAGCGTTAACTTCCCCAATGGGTTTAGCTGTGATAGCAGTTATGGGCATAATTGCTGCATTAAGGCACATGGGCGTAACATTTGATGATGTAAAAAAAGGAGTTAAGAAATTTGTAAAAGCTGTAGTTGCTCCTTTTGAATGGCTCTATGACGTTTTAGTCGGACACAGTATCGTCCCCGATTTAATGGATGGAATAGATGGATGTTTTGGAGGTATGTTTAAGAAAGTTACAGATACAACTGGAAACTTAGTAAATAAAGTTGTAGGATTCTTTAGTAGTTTAAAAGAGTCCTCAAAAAATATATGGAACAAAATAGCTGACTTTATGACAAATCCTATCGACAAGGCTAAAGAAGGAATTAGTAGTAAGGTTTCAAGTTTAAAAACTTCTGTAACAGGCAAATGGGGGCAAATTAGAAGTGGTATATCTAACATGAGAAACAATTTAATAAATGCTATGATGTCTCCATTTAAAGCTGCTGATAGTCAAATAAATGGCGTGGTTAAAAATGCTAAAAATTGGGGCAGAAATTTAATCAGCAACTTTACCGATGGTATACATTCTATGACAAGACGAGTTAGAGACGCAGTAAGTAATGTAGCAAGTATAGTTTCTGACTTTCTAGGATTCCATTCTCCGGCTAAAAAAGGACCAGGAGCAGAGGCGGACAAATGGATGCCAAACTTAATGGGCATGTTAGCTGATGGTATAGAAGATAACATATACGAAGTAAGTGCCGCTGTAAATATGACAGCAGGATCTTTAGAAGGTGTACAAAATTCTAGCAATAGTGATAATTTAGCTAACACCATAAGCTCAGCTATATTAGGAAGTGCACAGAATACAGAAGGTGGAGACACAACGATAATAGTAAAAATTGGAGAAGACACCTTGGCTGAAAAAGTTGTAAGTAACATAAATAGAAAATCACGCTCAAGTGGCGAAGCAATAATAGAGATATAGGAGGTGTAGGCATGCCTATGATAAAAATAAATGGTGTAGGATTACCTGCACCTACTAAAATTAATATACCTAGATTTGATTTAGATTCTGGAGATACTACAAGGAATGAAGCGGGATATATGCAAAGAGATAGAATTAGGCAAGGAATTTATAAGATAGAGCTTGAATTTAGAATGTTAACTAGTGCAGAAGTAAATAAAATAGAATCTTTAATACAACCATCAAGCGTGAGTGTTACTTTTCCAACTCCAAGGGGAATGGTAACAAAAAGAATGTATGCAGGGGATAGAAAAATAGATATGGTAGTTGATAGCTGTTGGAACATGTCTTTTAATTTAATCGAGTACTAAGGAGGTGATAAATTGTATCCTACAAGTGATACTTACAAAGAAAAAGTTAAAGAATTGGATAGGGTATGGGAAACTAAAGTTGACATTGAACATGAAAAAGGTACTTTACATCTAACCGATAAAGATATAGCATTAGGTGGTATGTCTGTAACTGAAAAGACACAGCCTGGAGAGGATTTTGGCATAGGTGGTACTGTTGCTAGTGATTTAAGCTTGAAGATATTGAATAGAACAGGTGGAGGGAATTTATTAAAAAATAAGGATTATTCTCAAGACAACGAATATCAAACTATAGTTAAGACAAATGAATCGTTTGAAGGACAACCTATTTATAAAGCAACTAAAAAGAAAAAAGGTACTCCCGCAACTCCTTTGGCTACTATAGATATACGAAAAGGCGAAACGTATACAGCTTCTATTTGGACAAAAACAGAACAAGATGCAGAAGTATTTTTATCAATGCTTAGTTTTTATAAAAACTATCATAGAGCATTAGTGCATGGCACGAGAATTGGAGAATGGGAAAGATTAATAGTAACATATACGAACGATAGCGAAGAAGATTTAAAAGATGTTAGCGTATACTACTATCCTGCAAATGGGGAAGGTGGAGAAGTAACATATTTTACTTGTCCTAAATTAGAAAAAGGCGACCAAGCTACACCTTGGGAAGATGACTATTCAGACATAGATTTTACAGGGGCTAAAATAAAACCTTATGTGATGTTGACAGAAGATGATGAGAGAAGGAATTTAATAAGAAACAGTGATTTTAGTATCAACGATTTGTCCAGTTGGTACCCTGCATATGGAACACATAAAATCGAAAATGAGGTGTATGTGAAAGCATTAACGAGTGATGCTAGTGCAGCCAGAACCCAATATGATACCCAGACATTGGAGCCAGGTATATATACTTTTAGTATGTTGGCAAAATCTGACAAAGGATTTAGATATGATAGATTTGATGGTACTGAATACCAAATTAAGTATATTGATGGTAATTCCAACTTTCAAAAAAGCAATATGACCTTTCGAGTCGTGGAACCACAAACGGTTACTATTAGAATGTATTTTACCAACCCCGAAGTTGGGGACACAATGGAAATAAAATGGGTTAAATTAGAAAAAGGCGACCAAGCTACTCCATGGACACCTGCTGTTGAGGACTGGTCTGAGCCTATACCTTTAGGCATTTTCAACGTAGATACTCAATCACGTTTCCGCAGTACAATTGAGCTTAAAGCAATGGATAACATGATTAAATTGGACAGGTCTTATTCTCACTCTAAACTAAGCTATCCAGCAACGCTCTATCAAATATATGTAGATGTTTGTTCAACTTGCAACTTATTGCCTGCCACACATAATTTCTTACACAAAGATCTATTAATAAAGAATAGGCCAGAAGGTGATTTTAGTTGTAGGGATATTTTAGGTTTTGTAGCTCAATTAAGTGGGTCTTTTGCAAAGGTAACACGTGATGGCAAAGTTGCACTGAAATGGTATGAGCCTACAGATTTAGAATTAGGTCCTATGAACCGCTTTGAATTTAAACCTTCTGATGAGGAAATCAACATTACAGGGGTTATGTTTAAAGAAAGTGATGATAAAGTTTATTTGACTGGTTCTGATGAGTATGCTATAGATTTGACTGAAAATCCACTTTTACAAGGTAGCTATGAAACAGTATTACCTAATATATTTAATAAAATTAAGAATATTAAATTTAACCCTTATACAGCTAAATGGCAAGGAGACCCTAGTGTCGAATCAGGCGACATGGTAAAGCATATAGATGTAGATAAAAATGAATTTAATACAATAATCACAGGCTCAACATATAAATATAGACAAGCTGGCAATATAGAAGCTAAGGCAAAATCAGAAGTTAATAAAGGATATAAGGGCTCTACAAGTAAAAAATTAGCTAATGTAGTGCAAAAGATTGAGAATAATAGAGTCGAAGTTGAAGATAAACTTACATCTGTGGAACAGGCACAACTTAATGCTATGGAATTACTTTCAAATATGTTAGGTGGACATCTAATAATAGATGAAGAGAACGCAACAATATATATAGCAAACAACTCCGATTTGGATAAGGCGACTGAATGGTGGCAATGGGGAATAGGCGGGTTTGCACATTTTAAAGATGGAGTACCAGATACGTCTATTACTGCTGATGGTTCTATTGTAGCTATGCTAGTAGCAGCTCATATTATTACTGCTGATATGGTTAGAACGGGTATTCTACAAGCAGAGGATGGAAATACGTGGATAAACTTAAACAATTCTCAATTTAATTTTGCAAATATGATAACTTGGGATGGCAAAGAATTTAAAATAAACTTTAATAAAGCAGGATTAGCAGTTGGTGTGGCAAATTTAGTAAGAAGATCAAAAGACAGAAAAGTTAGCTCATCCTATTTAGTTGGGACATATAATATGACAGAAGATTGGGAACTAAATACAACTTATTCCATAGCCATAAAAGGCAATATAAACAATGGACAAGAGTTTGGAATATGGGCAAATGGTCCAGGAACGCAGGTTACTACATTAAAATATGATAAATCTGATGGATTGTATAAAGCTACATTTACAACACCATTAAGTATAAAATCTCAAGAACCCAAAACTTTAAGA